TTAGCACACATTTTGGCTACTTTGCCAAAGGCTGATGACCCGTTTGCAGACTGGCCGGGGATCATTGCCAGGATAAATACCTTGCTTAAAGACTTAAAGATTCCCGGCAGTGCAGCAGGTTTGTTAGGTATGCAGGGTTTAACTGTTACGCCCGAGGGCAAAGTAATTAACACGCCGCCGCCAGTAATTGCACCGCCATCTCCTAATATAGTAAAACCAATCCCAGTGGTTTTAACAGAGCCAAGCGGGCCAACACCTGCGCAAGTGCAAGCTGAAACTGATTTTAATAATTTTCTTGATGCAGTCACCGCAGGCGGCGATGCTGGGTTTGCAGGCGCAGCGCGCAGGGCTGGCAACCCTGACCCTATGGGAACCAATGTCTACAACATTTCAGTCAATGCAGGCGTAGTAGGCAGCGAGCAAGTGATTGCCGATGCAGTGCAAACGGTAATACAAAACCTTGGCCGATACGGCACATCATTACAATACGCAGGGGCCATTGCGATATGACCGCCCCAACGGTTCAGGCCTTCATTAACTTTTCAACAGGCCCATCATTTGCGCAAGCCATGATTTTAGATACTGGCATACTCGACACAAACATTCTTGCCGATGCAGCGGCAGTCATTGTGGATGTATCGGATCAAATCAATGCAATTTCAATACAACGCGGGCGCAATGCGCAGGCTGACCAATTCCAAGCTGGCACATTATCCCTGCGCATACTTGACCAAAACGGCGATTTCAATCCGCAGAATGTCAGCGGTCCTTATTACAATCTGCTGCAACCGATGGTGAAGGTGTCAATTGTTGCAACTAGCCTTAGCGTTACTTACCCGTTATTTTCAGGTTTCATCACAAATTACCTAACTACTCAGCCAAACAATTCTGTTGATACTTTGAACTACACAACCATCCAAGCCGTAGATGCAATGCGCCTAGTGCAGATGGCACAGATAACAACCGTTGCCGGTAGCAGCGCAGGCGATTTGACTAGCACCAGAGTTAGCCAAATCCTTGACCAAATCTCATGGCCTGCCACAATGCGCTCAATTGAAACTGGTTTGAGTACGGTGCAAGCCAATCCCAACACTGCAACAACCGCGTTATCAGCTGCGCAAAAGTGCGAGCTAGTAGAGTTTGGCGCGTTCTATGTTGATGCTAGCGGCTCATTTGTATTTAAAAACCGCACCACAACATCTACATCCGTATCGGGTGCGCCCCGAGTGTTTAACGACAATGGCTCAAACCTGCATTACTTTAATGCGGATTGGGTGCTCAATGATGTGCTGGTGTACAACCAAGCAAGTGTAACCCCGACAGGTGGCACAGCGCAGGTAGTAGTAGATGCAGCTAGTGTCACCAAGTATTTTGCGCACTCCTACAATCAGACCGCAACGATGTTTTCAAGTGATGCCGATGCTTTGGAATATGCGCAGGCCTATATCGCAAGCCGCGCAGAAACCTCTATCAGATGCGATGCACTAATTCTTGATTTGTATTACCCCGATGATGCAATGGTATTGGCAGCCTTGGAGTTAGATTTTTTTGACCCCGTAACCGTCAGCACTACCCAACCCGGCGGGTCAATCCTTACAAAGACCTTGCAAGTCTTTGGCGTTAATTATCAGATAAGCCCAAATTCTTGGCGGCAGACTTTTACCACACTTGAGCCAATAATTGACTCATTTATACTAGACTCAACCCTATATGGAATACTCGATACGAGCGTTCTATCTTATTAAAAAGAAAAGGCGGTTAAAATAATGACATTTCAGACCTTTACAACAGGGCAGGTTTTGACCGCTGCGCAAATGAACGCAATTTATGCAAGCACATATTCTGCTAAAACTGCGGCTTACACTTTTGCTTCTGGCGACCAAGGTAATATATTTTCAATGAACGCCGCGACATCGCAGCAATTTAATATTCCAACTGATGCAACATTTAATTTTGCAGTGGGTACTGAAATAAATGTTTTTTGGCTAACTGGCGTGGGTCAGCCAACCATCGGAGCAGTTACACCGGGAACAACCACAGTTATTTCAACAGGCGCAACTAGCGCAACTCCAAAATTGAGAGTGGCCAACAGCGGTGCGACTTGTAAAAAATTAGCTGCAAATTCTTGGATTGTGTTTGGAGATTTAGCCTAATGCCAATGTTAGGAATTATGGCAAGTCAAATAAGTGGACATTTAATACTCCCTACACCAACAGCGGCCGATTATCTTGTCGTGGGCGGTGGTGGTGGTGGTTCATCGGGCGCAGGTGGCGCAGGTGGATTTCGTGCTGCTTCTGCGTTTTCAATAGGAGCCTCTTTTACCGTAACAATCGGCGGTGGCGGTACGGGTGGCGCTTGTAATTCTACCGCAGGCACTCGCGGCACAGATTCAGTTTTTAAAACAATTACTTCAAACGGCGGTGGCGGTGGCGCTAGGGTTCAACAATCCGCAACAGCAGGAACTTACGGTTCAGGCGGCGGCGGCGGTCAAAACGGGGCGACAACTACAACTGGCGCGGCTGGAACTTCTGGTCAAGGTAATGACGGAACAGGTAACGCAGGATTTACGGGAAATCCATATCCAGGCGGTTCGGGCGGTGGAGCAGGTGCCAACGGCAATCCACCGACAGGAAATAGCACTTTAGGAACTGGCGGTATTGGTTCTCAATCATCAATCATTGGTAGTGCTACTTATTACGCTGGCGGCGGCGGTGCCGCATTTAATAATGGAACTCCCGGATCTGCTGGTGGAAATGGTGGCGGCGGGCTTGGCGGTGGTTTAAATGTAAATGGAACTGCGGGAACTACAAATCTGGGCGGTGGTGGTGGTGGGTCTGGTCAAGACGCAACTGGTGGAAACGGCGGTTCGGGCGTGGTCATAATTGCTTACGCAGACACTTTCGCAGCTTTAACTACTATTGGCGGCGGTTTAACATATGACCAACCTACCAGAGCAGGTTATCGCGTTTATCGCTTTACAGCAGGAACAGGAACGGTAACGGTCTAATGGCACACTACGCATTTATTACAGATGGAATAGTCACCGAAGTTATTGTTGGCATTGATGAAACCCAGTTGATTGAAGGTTTAGATACCGAAACTTGGTACGGTAATTTCAGAGGTCAATTATGTAAACGGACTTCATATAACAACAACATAAGATTTAACTATGCTGGCATTGGATATTCTTATGATGAAGCCAGAGATGCGTTTATTGCGCCAGAGCCAGAAGGTAACATTGGATTTGATGAAACTACTTGCCGTTGGATAATGCCAAAGGTAGAGCCGCTTGGTAACTAGCCAAAACGGGTGGCCAGCATCTAAAGACCCAAACGAGATTGGCGTGAAGCAATACGCCATTGCAGACTCTGGCGTTAAATTACGATGCGCGGAAAAGGTTGCACCGTTACTGGTTGCCGTTGCTTCGCAATTCCATGAGCACATCGAGCCAATAGATGATGGCAATGACGATTGGGGTTACTGTTACCGCGAAATTCGTGGGAGTCAGACAGTGCTCAGCAATCATTCGAGCGGTACGGCAATTGACCTTAATGCTACAAAACACCCATTGGGTGCAGCTGGTACATTTTCAACAGTGCAGGTTGCATTGATCCAAGCGTTATGCAAAAAGTATGGCATCCGATGGGGTGGAGATTACAAAGGCAGAAAAGATGAGATGCATTTCGAGATTTCACTCGATGAAGCGAAGGTTGCTGCATTGATTGAAAAATTGGGCCTATCAACTAAGAAGGAGAAAACCAATGCACAAATCAATTGAGGCATTAAAAAAGCCTGCGATGTCATGGCTGCGCGCTTCGCTGGCATCACTTTTGGCTCTTTACATGTCTGGGGTAACCGATCCAAAGATTTTGGCCAATGCCGCCATTGCCGGGTTTATTGGGCCAGTGTTAAAGGCCTTAGATGTACCCGCAATTGCTGGAAAGGTAAAGAAGTAAAATGACCATAACCTCATGGGCGGGCTTGATTGTGGCTTTAACGGCCATTGTAGGCTCGTTCGTGGGGTGTGTGGGCTGGCTGGTCAAGCACTACCTAAGTGAGTTAAAACCTGACCGCAACGGCGGCCACAACCTTGAAGGCAGGTTGGTCAGGGTAGAGGCCAGAGTGGATTCAATTTATGAGCTATTACTGCAACGCGACACGCAGCATAGGGATTGATAGACAAAAGGGATATTGCGCTATTATCGCGTAATGCGCCAAATGGCGTATTAAACGATTAGGGGCCTATATGAGAAGTTTTGAAGGTTTATTAACCACCGAGGATGCGGCTTGGGTTTTAGGGGTCGCAGGATCAACGGTTCGCAAGTTAGTACGCGAAGGCAAGTTAAAACATCGCACTACATTTGGCGGTCATTATCGCTTTGAACTAAAAGATGTCGAGGCATTTGCAGCTGAACGCGAGGCCAAATAATGTATCAATTGCTTGCACAAATACCGCAACCAATCTGGGTGTTAATTCTGTTTGCTTTAATGACCTTGCCAGTTTATGTGGCTTATACGCTAGGCAATGAACGCGGGTTAGATGATGGATTCAGGGCTGGCCATGACTTAGGCAAGCGCAACATCGAGGTCAAACATGATAAATGAAATTGACCGCAATGTTGTAATTATCGCAAAAAACGCTAAACCTACATCTCGCAATGTTGCTGAGTCGGTGTACCCTAAAACGGGTTCAATTCGATTGGCGGTTTATGAGCATTTATTGGGCAAAGGTATGCGCGGTGCAACGGATCAAGAAATGCAATTTGCTTTACATCTTAGCGGTGACACTTTGAGGCCAACACGCAAAAGCTTAGAAAATGACGGCCTAGTAATAGATAGTGGGTCAGTGCGTAAAAATGACCGAAACCATGATTGCATTGTGTGGCGCGTGGTAGGTCAAGGGATGTTGTTATGAGCTTTAATCTAGCTGATTACACCACCGTTGCAGAGCGCATAAAACTATTCTGGGAGAAGTACCCAGAGGGCGCAGTGCGCACGATGGCCTTGCCAAGTGATGCAAATGTGTTTGTTATGCGCTGCGAGTTATATCGAAATGTTACCGACACAGTGCCATTTAGCACTGGCCATGCCAGAGAGGTTGCAGCTGATAGGGGTGTAAATCGTGACTTCCCATTGGAGAATTGCGAAACCTCATCAATTGGAATTGCCTGCAAAAACGCTGGGATTGGCACAGATAAAAATGGCCCATCGCGTGAGGAAATGCAAAAGGTGGAGCGAGTACAAAACCGCGAAACGCTAACTGATGAGGGTTATACGCCTTATCAGATAGGCCGCATGGCTGCTGCGCGTGAGGCAAATCCTGTTGATCCAGAGCCGCAGTGCAAGCATGGTGCGATGCAGCTGCGCAAAGGTTTATCAGAAAAGACTGGTAAAGATTATTATGGGTTTGTTTGCATCAGCCCTGACAAAGCTGAGCAATGCCCTGCTGACTGGTGGGAGTTGGGGCCGAATGGCCAATGGCGCAAGAAGGTGGGGAAACATGGGTGAAATGTCTATCAGTGATAACAAAGGCAATGAAATCACATTTGAACGCGATGGCACAGTATCGGCAGCGGTTACAACAATGTGCGATAGATGCGACCAATACGCACCAAGTAAGAATGGGCAAGACATCAAAGACCATACCGGGCAAGTCATTATGTGGTTTTGCTTTAAGTGCAGATTACAGGCTTACATAAAATGATTGAGCCAATATATTACAAATATACATGCCGATTGTGTAAAGCTACATGCCCGCACATTGAGCGAATAGTGGCTAACAACATGCCGCCTAATCTGGTGTGCGTGGAATGTACATCTTGCGGGGTCATTGGGATTATGATGAAACCGCAGGTTGAGGCTTGAAGCCGTATTATCAGGATGACTTCGTAACCTTATACAATGCTGATTGCACAGAGCACTTGGCGTGGTTATCAGCTGATGTATTAGTGACAGACCCGCCCTATGGCATTGCTTGGCCTAGTGGCTCAATGCACGCAGCGGGCAAACACATGAGAGTTGCTGATTCGGTAAAAGGCGATGACTCTACAATAATCCGCGATACTGCAATTGAGTTATGGGCTGATAAAGGTTCAGCAATTATCTTTGGCTCATGGCGGCAAGATAGGCCCAACAATGTATCCCATAGGTTGATTTGGTATAAGAAAAACGCTTTTCCCGGATTTAGAACCTCAGCCTTTTATCCTGCCGAGGAGGAGATATATTTAATTGGGGGCGGCTGGACTGGTAAACCAATGCAGAATGTAATTACAACCAATGAGATGCGTAGCGGTGCAGCCGGGCTAGTGGCTACAAGTGGACACCCCACCCCAAAGCCCATTTCACTTATGGAAACTTTAATTGTTAAATGCCCGGAAGGTGTTATTGCTGACCCATTTGCGGGTTCAGGCTCAACACTGGTGGCAGCTCGAAATCAAGGGCGCAAGGCTATTGGCGTGGAAATAAATGCAGATTATTGCCGCATTGCAGCTAATCGTTTATCGCAGATGGTTTTATGAGATGAAACTTGGCTCACTTTGCACCGGATACGGTGGATTGGATATGGCTGTTGAACGATATTTTGATGCTCAAACTGTTTGGGTGTCAGAGATTGACAAACACGCAAGCCAACTCATTGATGCTCGAATAAACAAACCAAATCTAGGCAACTTAAAGGTAATTGATTGGACAAGTGTTGAGCCAATTGACATCATTACAGCGGGCTATCCATGCCAACCATTTAGTCATGCAGGTAATAGAAAAGGGGCAGACGATGAGCGACATTTATGGCCTTACATTAAAACGGCCATTAGCATTTTACGACCAAGATTTGTTATCTTGGAAAATGTACGAGGCCACTTTGGACTTGGGTTTGGAGATGTGCTCAGCGACCTTGCCGACATCGGGTATAACGCACGATGGACTCTTGTACGAGCTTCCGATGTTGGAGCTCCCCATAGACGAGAGCGACTATTTATCGTTGCCTACCCCGATGGCAAGGGATTACAAAGGAGCAGCGGGTCGAGATATGGATTTAACAAAAACGCTGTTGAACATACCAACACCGACAGCCTCAGATGCGCATTGGTCGGAAACACTAGCGGAAAGGTCCGGTATAAAAGGCAATCACAATTTAAGTTTGACAAGTTGGGCAAGGAAATCTATAACCAAGCAGTACCGCCTGCATTGGATCAAGGTAAATTAAACCCTGTGTTTGTCGAATACATGATGGGCTTACCTAAAGGATGGGTTACAGATGTTGGCTTATCTCGCACTCAACAACTTAAGATTCTTGGCAATGGTGTTGTGCCACAGCAGGCATATTATGCATTGCAACTGTTGCTTGGACAATAGTTACACACACCCTGTGGATAACTCACTTGACACGCCCAAGGGTACGCCTAAGTTATCCACATGCTTGACACGCTCGGTACGCTTCATCCGCAACGCGGGGACCCGTAGGGAAATATCCCAAGCGGCAGCGGTGATGCTAGTGGGAATGTTATGTGTTAATCCTACGGAGTCACACGCCTTTGCAGAAAATGCAATTAAATACAAAGAATATGCAGCTACTAAGACTGACAGCATCATTGAACTTTATGCAATGGATGTGCTTTATACAGCTGAAAGCAATTGGCGTGTAAAAGCAGTGAATGGCAATCACTTTGGCATATGTCAGGGGAAGTCTAAATACTTAAAGACTGCTAATTATAAACAGCAGATTGACTGGTGCTATCGTTATGCTATTAACCGTTATGGATCAATGGTTGATGCGTTGTATCACTGGAAGGTTAAGGGATGGCATTAGGTAACAAACTCAGTGCAAAGAACTACAGCTTATGGCGCAAGGTTAGGGCCAAGGTAATTGCCCGGGATAATGGGATATGTCAGTATTGCGGTGAAGAAGGCCAAGAGGTGGACCACATTGTAAGTCGCAAGCGTGGTGGGGATGACTCATTGGATAATCTATTGTGCTGTTGCCGCTCATGTAACCTGCGCAAATCCTCAGCCGATTTAAGCGTTTTTTTAGAGCGCGCGCATACCCCCCCTGTTTCTCCTTCCCGTACCTCCCCGAAAACCGTCACCAAGGTCCTAACAGGCCCATTT